CCAGCAGGCGAACCAATCAAAACGTTTGGAGGAACAGCAGCAGGACCAGACCCACTAATTAAGTTACATGACTTGATTCGTGGAATGTTTAATGGTCGTGCTGGTCAGAAGTTAACTCGCAGAGACATCGCAGACATTGGCAACATGATTGGTGTCTGTGTTGTGTCTGGAAACGTTCGTCGTTCTGCTGAGTTGTTAATGGGAAGACTAGATGATGAAGACTTCTTAAATCTTAAGAACTACGAGAAGTACCCAGAACGTATGGCTCATGGCTGGATGTCCAACAACTCTGTTGAGGTATCTGTAGGTCAAGACCTAACTCCAATCATCGATGGCATCGCTCGTAATGGTGAACCAGGAGTTATCTGGATGGACGTATCTCGCAAGTATGGTCGTCTTGCTGACCCAGTCAACAACAAAGATTGGCGTGTGGCTGGGTACAACCCATGCGCAGAACAGTCCCTTGAATCCTTTGAGTGCTGCACACTTGTAGAGACGTACTTGAATCGCCATGAAGATTTGGATGACTTCAAGCGCACTCTAAAGTTTGCATATCTCTATGCAAAGACTGTAACTCTTCTGCCTACTCACTGGGAAGAGACCAATGCAATCATGCAGCGCAATCGCCGTATTGGAACTTCTATATCTGGCGTTGCAAACTTTGCAGATACAAAGGGCTTGCCTGTATTGCGTGAGTGGATGGATGCTGGCTATCAAGTCATTCAAGGCTATGACAAGGCATACTCTGAGTGGCTCGGCATCCGTGAGTCAATTAAGACTACAACTGTGAAGCCAAGTGGAACAGTCTCCATTCTTGCTGGTGAATCCCCCGGAGTTCACTGGTCAGTTGGTGGTCAGTACTTCTTGCGTGCTATTCGCTTTGCAAATAACGACCCAATGTTGCCGTTGTTTAAGATGGCGAACTATAGAGTCGAGCCTGCAAATGAATCTCCTGATACGACTTCTGTTGTCTTCTTTCCTGTAAAGGCTAACGCTATACGTTCAGAGAAGGATGTAAGTATCTACGAGAAGATGGCTCTTGCTGCTACTGCACAGAGATACTGGTCAGATAACTCTGTAAGTGTGACTATCAGTTTTGACCCTGAGACTGAGGCTTCGGCTATTGGTACGGCTTTGCATATGTATGACGGTCAACTCAAGACCGTATCCTTCTTGCCAAGTGGTAACCATGTCTATCCTCAAATGCCTTACACACAGATAAGTGAAGAACTCTATGAGGAAGCGTATATGGCGATATTCCCCATTGACTTTAGTGGTGTCTACGCAGGACTGGCTGCTGATGCGATTGGTGAAGCGTATTGCACAACCGACGCTTGTGAGATAAAGTTAATCTCAAACACATAGCCAACACTATGAAAGAAAGCCCCCCGACTAATAATCGAGGGGCTTTCTCTTTTGGTATTGCTTTTGGTATGGCTTTGCTTTTTTAGCCTTTACCTATCACTTTACCTATTACTTCCTGCCTTTGCCTTTTGCTATTGCTTTGGCTTATGGCTTGCCCGTAGGGTACTTCTCTATCCATTCTTTGGTTCGAGGTGTAATACCCTTCCACGCACTCCAATTCTTGCCCCCATCGCTCATGTGATAAGCGATTTGAGCATTGACCACAGGGTTTAGCAGTTCGGCATTGGAATCCAATCCAAACTTCGCTCGTCTATCCACACCCAACTCTCCTAGCATGTTTATCTGAAACAAGCCGTATGAGTTGTCGCCTGTTGAGACGTTCCCATTATGTGCGAGCGGTCTACCTGTTGATTCTTTCTTCGCAACTGCCCATGCTTCTCGTAAGGCTTTGCCTTCGAAGCCTACTGCTTTCAGTAGGGCTACTAGTTCTCGGTCACTCAACTTGTGAGAGTTCTCGAACTTGGCAAGCAACTTGTCGCTGGATTGTTGCTCGACTACCTGTGCTTCTAGTGCTTCGGCTTTAGACGGACTAAATGCCGGAGTTACTCGACCTATTCCAAACGCCCCCGAAATGAAGGCGGTGGATAAGACCAACACAACTAACCGATTTTGTGTTTCTAGTTTCATCAGTTCTCCTAACCCAGAAAATCATTGACAACTTCACTCGCCTTTGACTTCTGGTGACGAACGCGGTGGAGATAGCGTTCGGTAGTTTTAATGGATTGATGACCCAATCGCTCTTTTACTTCATGGACATCAACGCCGTTCTTTAACAACTGCGTCGCGTTCGCATGCCGTAAGTCGTGAGTTCTTGGATTCCAACCCATGCCTGATTTGGCTATTGCTTTGTTCCAAATGGTTCTCCATGTATCTCGTGGCAGGTGGCTCGGTTCTTTAAGTATGACCTCACCCTTTTGGTATGACTTTGCTCTTTGCGACCTTCGATACTCTCGAACTATCGCCTTACAATCGTCACACCTACAAGACCCACTTGCGTAAGCCCTGAGCGTGCCATGTTGGAACAGTTTTCCGTCTTTCACGAATGGTCGTGAAGACTTTTCTGTGCCACGAGAATCCTTTAGTTTATCTTTTGGTATGACTTTGCTTTTCTCAAACACTAGTTCGTCTTTCCCTATGCGATTTAGCATGACATACTCTTGAATCTCTTGTATTAGGGCTTCCGGTAGCACCACTACACGCTTATAGCCCGACTTAGTGGCATCAACGACTAGGAATCTACTTCCGTTGTTGTGCTTCTTGCCTAACTCGCTGACTCGCCTTTGTATAAAAACTTCTTTTGTATTGAAATTAAAATCTTTTAATCGAATCTCGCTGGCTTCACCGAAGCGTGCGCCGGAAGCAACTAGAAACTTCGCAAATAACTTTGCGCCTTCAGTTGGTAAGTGACTTACTATCTTCCGGAACTCTTCAGGTTCGACCACATTAGGTATGTCCAATTTGCCCGACTTGACCCTTATGCCATGAGTCGGGTTGGTTTGGGCAATTTGCCCTTCTATGAGCCACTTATAGAGCGACCCCAAGCACGCCCGAATCTGAGCGATAGTCGCGCCCCCTACCCCCTGCGCCCTCAATTCGCCCAAGAGTTCCCTCACCTCAGGCGTGGATACCTCAGAAACGCGTTTAGAGCCGATTTGAGGGGCTAGATACCGCTTCCATAGGGATTCATACCCCTTTTTCGTGATAGGTAGTAATTCTGCCCTTAGAAGCCATTTTTCGGCATACTCAGAGAGGGTCAAATTAGCCCTAGAAAGCCCCTCAGAGCCCCCATTCTCCATGCGTAGGGCTTGATAGTGGGCTTCCTTGAAAGAGCCCCATGTGCCAGCAGAGAGGCGTTTAGACCCCCTGCGGTAATACCCTGTGAAGCGTGCGCCACGCTTGACCACATACGCCACGAAAGCCCCCTCTACTCGTGAGTAACAACCGAATGGCTAAGTTACTGACGAGTAACATCTAGCGCAAATCCCAAGCCCCCTCTACTCATGAGTAACTTAGCGGGCATGAAAAAGACCCCCATTCTCGATACGGAATGAGGGTCTAGTTACTTCATAGTGACTAAGTGGCTTAGAAGAGAGTTACTTATTTACGATTCGTTTTCCACTATGTGTTTCGGAATTGAAAAAGTTTCATCAACCAATTCAATCTCTTGTTCTTTGCGATTGTGATTCCACTCTTCGATTGTTTTTCGATTCCACACCGGAGTTCTTCCAATGTATGTATCGGGTTCGGGAAGGGTGTTTCTTCTTCGATAGGTGTAAAGAGTTGAATACTTCAATCCTAACAACTCGCTTACTTGGTCGTTTGTTAGCCATTCTGTTTTCTCACTCACTTTGATTCCTTTACATAAAGTTCCTTTGTTTCATTATTGAACCAAACATAAGGAAGATTGTTAGCAACATTGAACTGATAGTAAGTCGGGTCTTTGCGTTTGAGATTACTCATGTGCGAAGTATGGAAGTAACCATTACCAAACCAACTTGGAACATCACAATCCGGAAGTGAAGAATGTAAGTTAATAAATCTTTCACGCATTGTGTCGTTGTATCCACGAGCAATCCATTCATCACAGATTGCGATTCCGTATTCACACAACAACTTCTCGTGACCGCGCCACAAATTAGTGGCAGGGTGATTACGCCAACCTTTTGTTTCTCCACTAAGCGCACGAAGTATCTGCCACGCTTCTACGCGTTGCTTACCAAGTCGCTTGTAATCAAGAGCCTTAGCAGACTTAACAAAGTCCGGATAAGGCAGGAATGTATTAACCATTAGTTATCTCCTTTGCCACAATCGCATTGACCACAATCACAATGAGGTGTTCCGTCAGGTGCTTCGCAAACATCACACTCTCCTAGTTGTTCTTTTGTCATTTGTTTTTATTTCTTTCTGCTCTACGAATTAGTTTGTATCTTTCTGATTCTGTTGTGCCACCCCAAATGCCGTAACGAACACGATTCGATACTGCGAATGAAAGACACTTAGTTGTTTCATGGCATTGAGCGCATAGTGATTTAGCCAATGAAATCTTTTCAATGTCTTTGGGCAAGTTCTCTCCGTCAGGAAACCAAATCTCAGGGTCGTTCTTTTGGCATGGCGTTTTATCTATGTCACGCGGTGTCGGAACTTTGAGATTAAAGACAGGATTGTTAGTCGCTCTCTTTGGTTGTGCTGAGGGAAGATTCCTCAATCTGACTTTCTTCATCTTCTTTTTTCCTTTCTTCGTCGTTGTGTTGTCCGTCGTTACAATCATTACAAAGTGTTTGTTGTGTGCGTTTAGAACAATTACAAACTTCACAATCGCACTCGCCACAATCGTCACAATCAGGAATACAATCTCCCCAAGTTTGCCAACGATAGGCGCAATCTATTTCGCCTTCGTAATTAGAAGTTACTACACCCTTCTCAAACTCTAACTTTCCGTAGTAACCGCCTTCTTCTTCCCAATCCAAAGTTATGTAAGTGAATGGGAATTGTTTAGAGATTGCTTCAATTACCGGAAGTGGCGGTGACCATGCGGTTTGGAAACTAATGTGAATCTGTTGTGGAGTTTCAAGATTCAACTCAACATCAGAAGCGTTCCACTTAGTTCCCCAATTAAATACGCGCCACTCATACCAATCGCTGAATCCATACTTTGCTTTCATTTCATCAGGATTGAGATTGTTCGGTGCGCTGGTTTCTTGGAGTTCTTCGGGTATCGGAATAATGCGATTGAAGTCGAATGGTTGGTCTGAATTGTTTGTAATGCCTTGAATAACTTTTTCTAATTGTTTGTTGTCTTCAACTGTTATGTAAAGATTGTTGGAACACCAATTAGGCATTTGTTTTCCTTTCTTTGTTTGGGAATCTAGTGGGGGCAGATACAACTCACTTACAAGGTCGAAAGGAGTTCTACAAGCCCCTTGTAGGGTCATGGTTGCTCTTAGCCTTGAATAGTTTGTAGGGAATGAAGAAACCTACAAAGGTCACTCGCTTTGACCCCCACTAGATACATTTGTTTATTTAGTTAATTGTTTGTGAGCGTGGTATCTCCAATTACGAGAACGCTTCACAGTAATTGTGTCGTGACAGTTATGGCAACGCACTACACACTTTTGTATTTCTTTTTTAATCTTGTGTAATGGTTGTATGTCACGAATCATGTCAGCGATTGTGTATTCCTTCGCGCCTCTTGTATGTAAGTGGTCGAAAGTTAGATTACGAATGTCGGAATCCATAATACGAATCACTTGGTTAATTGTTGAAGTCGGAACTTTGCCTTTAAGTAACTTCTTAATGCGAAGTTTCTTTTTAGAACAATCAACGCATGAGTTCTTAGCAAAGTAATCTGCTAGGAACTCGTGAATCTCGGTCTTACGCCGTCTGCGATTGCGATACATTCTTTGTAATTGAGCAGAAGTGTTCTTTCGATAGTAAATCTTCTGTCGCTCGCTTTGGCAGGGTCGGCAATAAGGTTGTGCGTTACCAACAAGCCCACGATTGGAACGCTTCTTGTTGTATGCGGTCAATGGTTTTCGTTTCTTACATTGACTACAAACTTTTGTATTCATTACTTCTCCTAATTGAGAACTTTATTCACACAATTAAAACAGAACCACAACACCGGAACGCCGTATGAATCATTTAGATAGCGACCCGAAGTTGTTAGTCCGTCTTGCTGGCATGAATCACAGTTAGTTAATTGGTCAGGTGTCACTCTGATTGCTTCTACATAACCCATGATTATTTCCTTTCCAAGATTGTGTAAGAGAGTTCAGTAGCAAGGTCATGATTCATGTCAGTTAATGAGCCGTTAATCTCATCAACAATTTCGTCATGGTCATACTCGTTAGGGAACTCGAATCTAATTGTTATTGTTTTCATTTATTCACCGCCTCATCTATTAACTTTTGGCATGAGCCGTAACCGAGAGCATTTGCGTAAGGTTTATCGCCCACATAACAAACATCACGAGTTACCCATGACATAAGTATTGTTAGGAGAATTGCCGGAATGATTACGAGAACAATCCAACCTCTGCGAGTTAATTTAGTAGCCACGATTAGTCCTTTGGATAGAGATGAGTAAGGGGAAGTGTTTTGTAATGAACATCATGTGAATTGCTTGGAGTCATGTAAGCAACTACAAAGCGACTACCAACTAACTTCACAATCTTTCCAAGTCGAGTTCTACCAAACGCACTAATAGCAACAACATCACCAACAAGTGCGTT